TTACAGGCCGGCGTTGGCCAGCTTCTGCTTGAGGATCTCGTTCTCGGTCAAGAGGGTCGCCATGCGGTCCTTGAGCGACGCGATCTCGGCCTTCAGCGCCGCCTTCTCGTCGACCGGCTCGCCGTCCGGGCCCTGCTTGCGCGGCTTGGCCGCCATCTTCTGCTCGCGCACCTGGCGCGCGGCCTGCTGCAGCTCCTTCTTGCCGCCGGCCACGGCCGCGATCTGGGCTTCCGGCGGCAGCTGGGCGACGTTGGCCGCGGCGCTCAGCGAGATGGTGCCGGCGCGCACGGCCTCGACCAGCTGGGGCGCGGCCGCCTTCTGGATCCGTTCGATCTGGCTGATGGTATTGCTCGAGACGCGCGCCGCCTTGGCCACTTCCTCGCGCGTGTTCCAGGGGGGCGGCGGACGCGAATCCATGTCGTCCGGCTTCGGCTCGGGCGGCTCCTCGGCCAGCTTCTGGGCCATGCGCGCGGTGACGATTTCCTTCTTGCGCAGGGCCAGCAGGCCGCGCTGGAAATCGGACACGCTGCGGCGCGCCAGGTGGTTGTCGATCATCCAGAGCATGACGTCCTCGATGGACGAGAACTTGTTGTTCTGGACGGTGCGGAATTCGATGCCGTGCTTGCGGCAGATCTCGTAGCGGTTGTGGCCGTCGATGAGGACGTCGCCCCACAGCACCAGCGCGTCGCGGCAGCCTTCGGCGAGCAGGCTGCGTTCCAGCGCGGCGTATTCGATGTCGGTCAGCGGGTCGACGAAGGCCCGCAGATCGTCGTGTATGGTGATGTTCAATGTAGGTCCTTGCACTTCTTGGTGCGCCATCATGGCGCCGGGTGCATTCTAGACTATTCGATGGCTGAGCCAAAGATGGCCAACCCTTGCACGGCCAGGAAGCGGCAAAATGTTGCCAGACTGACCCTAAGGGGCCGGGCTTGTGCTAGAATCCTGCGCTCTGCCCGAATGGTGAAACTGGTAGACACCCGGGACTTAAAATCCCGTGCCAGAAATGGCGTGCCGGTTCGATCCCGGCTTCGGGCACCACTATTCATGCGGGTCTTGCGTAGCGCGGTGCAAAGGCAGAAGTTCCGCAAAAATCGAGCAGTTCCGCAAAATTGGTTCGCTCGGCACACTTCATTATCTCGCTAGCAGCCGTTTTCAATGCTCCAGGCAAATTACGAAAGTCTCAACTTATGGATTTCGTAACAACTGTTTTGCCATCTTTTTTGCCAAGCCTCCTTTCTGCTGTGTCCGGTCTTGCTGGCGTTTGGCTTGGGGGTCACTTAACCTCAAAGCGCGAACTACAACGGGATAAGGCTAAGTCCGAGAAGGAAACTGTCTATCTGGCAGTTCTCGTTGGTGCGCACTTAGATCGTCTTGCTGATGAGTGCGCAGCAGTTGCTTATGATGATGGAATGCAAGAAGGTCGCTTACCCGACGATCAGGGAAGCCGTGAGCCGTTAGAACCACTTCCAAAGTTCCAGCCGTTAGAGCTTGACGTTGAGTGGAAATCGCTGCCGGCTGAGCTTATGTACGGCATCTTGAATCTGCAGCACAAAATTGAACAGATTGACCTTTACGTTCGTCAGATTGGCCATAATGACTTCCCGCCGGATTTCTCAGACTTTTTCGAGGCGCGCCAGATTAGCTTTGCTGAGCTCGGGCTTGAGGTCATTCGCTTAGCGCGCCTGCTGCGCGCGCATGCCGCCCTGCCGGCGCCGCAGGCCATTTTGGATAAATGGGACCGCGACGAAGCCATACAAGAGCGTCTCGATATCCTAACAACTCGAGTAGAAGCGCGTAAGCAGAAGATCTTACAACGCAACTCGCCTCTTGTTTAGAAGTCAGCAGTTTTCAAGTCTACGGACTTATTGCCGAGAAATCAAAACGTTATCTTCATTTCATTTCCGCGCATTCCCGCTTTTCCAGCCGCTTTACGCCCCGCAATCCGGGCTTTGGCGTCATGGTTGCGGAAACGATTTTAGCCGCTTCAGGCCTCCGGCGGAAGCCGGGGGAACTCCTTCACGCAGGGCTCATTCTTGAGCTGCTCGCGGATGGATTTCAGCAGCATGCCCTGCGGCCCGGATAGCGTCCCGAGCATGCGCTGCAGCTGATCGATGTAGAGCGCCAGGGAGCGCAGCCGCTTCACCTCCCACAGCAGCGCACGCACGTCGGGAGATCCCGGGTTCCGCTCCTGAATCTCGACCAGCGTTTCTTTCGTCAGTGGCGGCTTGAACCCCATATATCACCAATACTGTGTTTTTATGCAGTATATCAGGCGCACCTATGCACCCTGAATGGTCGCGCACGGCAACGCGTGACACGTGCTTTTTTCAGTTGTAAGCTCACCCGATCATGAGGATGCGAGGGTGCTCACATGGATATGATGCTCGACCTTTATCAAGTTGTCGCGGAGCGCGAGACCGGATTCTGGATCACGTTACCGAAACCGACAGGCCAAACCGTTTCACGCGAAGAGTGGATTCGCTTGAACCAGGCCGATCCTGATCATTGCCAGATCATCGCCTTCGCTCCGGACGCAGAACTTCCACTTCAGTCGATGGCGGACGAGGTAGTGATCGAGCAAGCCCTTTGCGTTACCTGGTCGGATGAGATGCTTCACTAGCATGATGACCCGCTCGCTCTTTCTCACCGCGAGCGCCTATGCGAGGTACAGGTCGTCGCTGGCCCTAGACCGGTTCATCTTCGCAGAAACCGACAAGGAGCGCCGGGCCGCCATCAGGTGGGCGCGTGCATGGGCAGCCTATGCGCGCCTTTCCTCTACCTTGCTAAGCACCAGGCGATAATCACATCAAACTGCAGAGCGTAAGGCCCCTTAGGCAGCAGAATTGTTCGTATCTATCTAACCATCCACCTAATCGCGTTCGGCTCATCACCACAAAAGAGGATTGTCTTAATTGCATTAAGATAGCGATGAGTTCGGCTATCGGAGCAATTATGTTTGAAAAGGGCGACAAGGTGCAGTTGAGGGCGGGTGGACCGGTTATGACCGTTCGAAGAGTGGGGAACTTCAGCCCTATCGCAGCCCATGGCGTTGAATGCATGTGGTTCGGCTATCGGCACAAAAAATATAGCGCCATCTTTGAAGCTGAAGCACTGGAGAAAGTGCTGTAGGGCTGTCACCGCTTCCTAACGGGGCACCCGGCGATGATCACCTCGAGCTGCAGGGCATAGCCCTCCCAGGCACTCGCGTCAATCAGCGCGGCCTGTGCAGCAGCCTTGTCGCCCGGGTAGGCGCCGGCGCCGAAGGTGTTCGCCGGGCGCGCCGGCAGCGCTCCGACGCAGCCGACCGATACCGGAACCGGCACGGGCGCCGGCGTGGTCGCGCACCCGGCGAGCAGCAAGCAAAGGATGAGCGCCCTCACCTCCAGCTCCCCCAGGCTTCGCGCATCACACCATCGCAGTCCGGCGCCCGGCTGGCGGCCACGGCCGCGCCGCGGTCCTTCGAGCGGGCGATCGCGGCGGCGGCGAACTTCTCCGCCACCCGGCGCCGCTCGTCGGCCGCCACCTTCTCGGCGCCCAGCTTGTCGACGGCGGCGCTCTGCTCGAGCAGCTTCCGCTCCACGCCGGCGCGCTTGCCCTGCTCCGCGGCGAGCGCGCGCTGGTGCGCACCGTCCAGGCGCCAGCCGTTGACGACGGCGCCGGCGGCGGCCGCGCCGACCAGCACCAGGGTCAGCGCCAGGGCCCCGGCCGCGAGCCGGTACTGCGGCGGAATTACGGCCATCATGGGTAGGCCTTCCAGGTGAGCTGGAAGTGCGGGCCGTCCACGAGCGACTTCCAGTCGCCGCCCCACTCGATCGGCACGCCCAGCTCGGCGGCGGCCGCCTTCATGGCCTTGGCCAGCTTCGGGTAGAGCGGCCAGTCCCACCGCACCTCGGCGCCGACCATAGCGGCCAGGTCGACCGCGCACGACAGGCCGCACTTGTTCGCGGTCGGCAGGTGGCGCGAGCGCGAGGTCTGCGAGGCGCCGGCCGCGACCAGCTGCTGCTGGCGCGCGGCGGTGCGCACGCCCTCGGTCACCATGAAGTCGATCTCTGTCAGCTCGATGGCGCGCTTGACGACCTTGACTAGGTCGGGGTGGACGCCGTCCAGGCGCGAGAGCGAACGCGCGCTGAGGCGGAAATTATTCGTGGTCATGGGGCGGATCCTTCGGTGCGGTGGCTTGTGGAAACTTGGCGTCGAGCAGCCCTTCCAGCTTGAACAGCGCGCGGCTGCCCATGTGAGCGCCGATGCCGGTGAGTGCGTAGGTGAGCGACATCGGGAACTCGCGCCACTGGCACAGGTGGGCGATCACCACGCCGGCCAGGCCCGAGATCACGATCTCGCCAATCAACTCGGTGAAGTTCCAGACCCGCACGTGGTTGGCGCGCATCTTCCGGACAAAAGCTGCCACGCCGCCGAGCAGGGACAGAACGACGATCCAGACCCAGGGCAGGACGCTGGCCCAGTCGCCGACGGCGCCCGGTTGGTGCGGAGGTTTTTCGATCATTGGTGCCTTTCCATTGGGCGTAAAAAAAGCCGCTAGTCGCGGCCTGGTTGGTGTGCACGTCGATCAGGCGCGCATCAGCTGGGATTTCGGGTAATCGGCCATGTGCAGGTCGATCGGGCGGACGCGCTTCATCACGGCTGGGTCGAACAGGCGCAGGCCGCCGGCGAGCAGGATTGCGAACGTCAGGTCCGAGCACCACCACTTGCTGTCGTCGGTCCAGTCCTCCGAGTAGGTGAGCGGGATCCCGACGGCGCCGGCGAAGTCGTAGCCCTTCCCCACCTGGGCCTCGGCAAAGGCGCGCGCCGCCTCGATGTCGGGCACCACCACCGGCATATCCTGGTAGACCACGATGCCCTTCATCAGCTGGTCGACCGGGCCCGCCCGGCAGCCGTGCGTCATCGAAGCTTCGTAGGCGCGCTCGCCTATGATCGTGATCGAGTGGCTGAACTGGCGTGAGCCGGCCGCGACGCCGACCGCCAGGCTGATCGGGTTGTATGGCCAGCGGCTGGTGAGTCGGACCGTGACAATACCGGGGCGTTTCGGTTGCTCCATCAGATCTCCTCGATTTCAAGCGTGGTTGCGTAGGCGCCCAAGAACTGGTAGGCGATGTCGGAATCTTTCGTGCGCCGCCCGTAGACCGTGAAGTCACGTTCGAGCGCCAGGTCGGCGTCTTCAGGGAACACCGAAAGCAGGATCGGGTATGCCCGGCTGTTGCGCACCAGGTCGAGGAAGCGGGCCCGGTCCGCCTCCGGCATTGCGCGCAAGTCAACCGGCACCTTGCGGCTCATCGTGCCCGGGTCGACCAGCTGATCGCCCGCGGCGCTGCGCGAGACCTCCGTGCGGTCGATCATCGAGACCGACGTCGCCGAGGCGTTGTACTTCGGTGACCAGAATGGCCCCACCACCAGGCAGGCTGCCTCGATGTAGCCCTGCAGGTTGGCCGTATCGACGATGTCGATCACGAGCTTGAAGGCGCTGACCTGGTTGAACCAGCGCCGGGCGCAGGCTCCGCCCCCATACGCGTACGCGCTCGCAGCCTGAGCTGCGGTGAACCCGAGCGGGCGCAGCGCCGGCGCCGGGCAAGCCAGACCGGCCCCGCTGTCATACAGGACCGTCGTGCCATTGCTGGCATAGGCGCGCACGCGCATCGTTGCCGTCGGCGACAGGTTGCAGAACGGGAGTGCGACGCAGCCGATCGGCTCGGCGGCCGTCCAGGTCACGGTGTAGGTGACACTCGTGCCAGTGGCGCGGTGCACGCTCGACTTCGCATCCCTGGTTAAGTTGGCGGCGACGAGCCCGCCGGCAGTGGTGGAAGCGACAAGCGACGTCGCCCGGCCGACTGCGTTGTCGGAGACGATTCTCAGGTTTGGCATGCTACTCCGTGGTGGTGAGGTTCATCTGCAGGGCGAGGGCTTTCATCTGGGCCTGCACGCCGGCCACGATGGCGCCAATAGCCGCGACGTCGGTTTCGTGGCGCACGTCCTCCTTCGCAGCAAGGCGGGCGTCACGAATATTGAACAGCAGGCCGTACCAGCGCTCCGCCGTGGCCAGGATGTCGTCGGCCGCATCGCGGTCCGTCCAGCCGTTACGGTGCTTTGCGCGGGTCCAACCGGTCACTCCCCGCCCGGCCTCGCCGGTATAGCCAGCAGCGCGGTATTCCCGCGCATGCTGCTCGGCGAGCTTGTACTCCTCGGTCTGGGTCATCTTGCTGATGACGGACAGACGCAGCGCTTCACAGGAGGCATCAATCGCCTCGATGGCCTCGGCGCGGCGCTGCTCGATCGTGGCACGCTCACTCCACACCATGCCGCCATCCGTCGACACGAGGACGCTTGTAGGCGATGGCTGGGCGGACCAGTCAATCGGCTCATCGAGCAGGATATAGGTCATCCCGTCATTCGGCAGGCTGGGGCCGTCGTTCGGCACGGCACGGCGCAGTTGCCGGCACACGACACCGCTGGCGTCAACGGCTGCAAAGTAGTCGTAGTACAT